GTAAAGTTTTTAATCCTGTACCTCTAATACCAGGTATACAATCTGATTTATCACCAGTTAATACTCTATAAAGTAAAAAGTTGTGTGCTGGTACGCCATAATCTGTATCAACATCACCTTTGAAATATAATTTCTTTTTAGTAGGACTCCAGACTGAAATTCTATCGTCTACTAATTGTATAAAATCTTTATCTGATGACATAATAAAGCACTGTGAATCAGGGAGTACTTGTTTACAAACATATGCTATTGAATCATCAGCTTCAATATTTTCTATTGCTAGTGTTGAAATCGGTAAATTACCTAGATACTCAACTAAACGACCTAATTGCATTTTCATGTTTTGATCGTCTGCTGCTTTATCTATATTACCTTGAAATGAACGATTAAGGTTCACTTTATTTCGTCTACTAGCTTTGTACTCAGGGAACAGCTTTCTACGTCTCTGACTTCCTCCTCTACCATCCCAACAAAGTACAACTCTTGTTGGTTTAATATTCTTTATTGCATACCCTATAGATAGGAGTGAGCCAGTTATACCTCCTACATGAACACCGTCATCATTTGTTACTGGTGAGGTTGTCCATGCTCGTATAAATGTATTTAACCCATCTACCAGCAGAACCCTATCATTGAGCTCTGCTGGTTTTGAGTTATTTTCAGTTAATGAATCAAGTATTGAAAAGTATTTGCTCTTACTCATATACTATTCTGGAATTGGTTCTGTTGATAATTCAATATCATCGATACCAAGATTATCAGTCTTATATTCCATTATAGTAGCATCACAAATCTTATTATATATTTCATCACGCAACTCATCGTTATTTTCTAACATTGCATTCCAATCTTTTGATAAGAATTTATGAGCTTTACCAGCTCCATCAGTATATGTATACCACGAGCCTCCTTGAGATATTAATTTATGATTTTTTAGAGCAGTTAACCATCCACCAAAATTATCAACTCCACTATCAAAGAAGATATCGAATTCTGCCACTCTTAAAGGTGGACCCATTCTGTTTTTGATTATTTTAGCTTTAGTTTTAATACCAATTACTTGATCTTTACCATCAACTTTTGCTTTAATTTGACCTGCAGCTTGTAAACGTAATCTACATGAAGCGTGAAATCCTAAAGCTTTTCCACCTGATGTGGTATAAGGATCACCAAACATTGCTCCAAGTTTTACTCTTAACTGATTAGTAAACACAAGAGTTACCTTTTGTCTCCCCAACATTTGAGTAATTTTTCTCATCGCTTTTGATAACACAATTGCTTTACTTGTGGCCCAACCATCTTTACTATAATCAGCTTCTTGTTCAACTCGTGTAGTTGCAGCTGCTACAGAATCAACAACAATTGTTACCATTCTATCTTTATCAGATTCTCTTACTTTAGCAGTAATATTCTCGATAACCTCAAAAATATCTTCAATTGTATCAAGCTGGATATATAACATATCTTTAACATTAACACCAATAGCTCTAAGGAAATCTTCATTACAAGCATTTTCTGTATCGATAAATACTGCTAACCCACCTTTCTTTTGTGTGCTAGCTAGAAGATGTCCTGCTAATAATGATTTTCCTGAAGCTTCTAAACCAGTTAATTCGCATATTCTGCCAACTGGTATTCCTCCGTACTTTCTGTTAGATATTGCTAGATCAAGCATTGCTGATCCGGTTGAGATCCATTCTGTTAAATCAGTAGGAGTCTCTTCCGAACCATCAAGGAAGTAAGCAACTTTATATCCTTTGAATTTTTTATTAAGACTACTCGCTAAAACATCAGCTAAGCCGTCTCTTGTAGTCTTTTTTTTAGACATATATATAACCTCTTTTAGTTATTGAATAATTCGTCAAACGCAGTATTTACATCATCTACTTTTTTAGTATTTGTTGATGTAGGTTGTGTAGCTACTGGAGCTCCAACTGCGGTAGTTTCAGTTTCACCTTGTTCAGGATCTAACCAAATTGCTAATTGCTCTTTCAACTCATCATATGAAACTTTCTTAAAGATATCATTTGCATCTTTTTGACCGTTCATAATTTTTTCAGCAACTTCTTTATCAGCTGTTGCAGCTGTTTGATTAGGTTTAATTCTAATCGTAGTTTGTGGAAATTGCTTACCAAGTTCAGCTGCAGTCATAAATTCTACAGTTACATCACGACCTGCATTTAAGTCAGTTATATCACCATAATCTGGGTCAGCTATAAAGCTTAAAAGTTCTTGATAAACTGTTTTACCAAATCCCCAAAGTTTAACACCTTCTGATTCCTGTCCTCTTACGATAACTGGAACGTATGTTCTCATTTTAGGTTCAAGCTTTCTTGACATTTGCCAGTCATCTCTATTCCCTGTAGCTTTAAGCTTTTCTGCGAACTCAACTACTGGATCTGCTTCACCGTGTGTTACTGGTGATAAGAAAGTTTTACCATTTAATCCATAGTGAAAGAATAACTCAATAAATGGGTTATCTTTGTTGAATTGATAAGGTACGATTCTGATTGTTTGTTTACCTGGTTCAGGTTTCCAAAGATTGTTTTGTTTTCCCGTTTGGGATTGTAGGCCGGAAAGCCTTTTTCGGATTGCATCTAAATCTAATGCCATAATTTTTCCTCTTTTAATTGTTAATTGTTATTGTTTAAGTTAGTTGTTATTTATTAATTGTTACTATAATAAGTAGACTCCTAACAGCTTATTTATATTAAATATACGGACTTTTTTCCGTATTTGCAACTTATTTCCAAAGTATTTGTATAGCAACTAAAGCTGTTGCTAATATTAAAGAAATTAGAGTTTTTGAAGTTATTCCTTCACCCATATACATAAATGTCAAAATACTAAATACTATCATACCTGTACCGAATCCTATAAATCTACCAGGCCATAATGATCCATTAAAATACTCAACTACATATGCTGTTGCGTATATAAATCCATAAGAGATTGGAATTGAAAATATCAATGCCATATACCCTGGATGATTTCTTGCCCAAGGCCAGATGAACTGTCCGTTAGTTTGAAACCATATCAATGCTTGTCCTATAAAGAATAAGCTTATTCCTAATAATAATTTATTCATATTTTATATAATATACGATTTTCCAAATTAAAATCCAACATAAATTAACTGTAATTTTTATTATCTCATAAGGTATTTTTACTACCCAGTAAAATAATCCAATCAATACTAATAATGCTACTATTTCCATATTCTTTTTATTTGTGACTCCGGAGGGATTCGAACCCCCAACCAGCAGAGCCGAAATCTGCCATTCTATCCAATTGAACTACGGAGCCATTGTAGCCCGACGGAGAATCGAACTCCGGTTACATGGATGAAAACCATGCGTCCTAACCACTAGACGACCGGGCCTATTTTACTTAATTGAATAAGTTGCTCTTACTCTATCAGTTATTAACTTATCCAATTCTTTTAATCTTTGGATTTCTTTCATGTACCACTTATATCTTTCTATATCCATTATGGGTATTTTTCATTTATTCTTTCACACATATCTTTATATTCCTTCTCTGATTGAATACACGGTTCGTGCTTCATAAATTTTGCCATTGAAGTTTTGTTAAATACTTCTAATGCATTTTCTTTACTTGTTGCTTCAACTGTAGTATCATACTGGTCGAAATCCCTGTAACTTGGTATCCAAGCCATTCCACTTATGTAGAATTTTTTTAATTGTTTATTCATAACTTTTTATTTTTTGTGGAGAGGGTGGGACTCGAACCCACGACTTCTACAGTGCAAGTGTAGCGCTCTAGCCAACTGAGCTACATCCCCATTCCTTAATTAGGGTTTAGATCATTATACCATTGATCCATTATTTCATCAATTTCTGAAATAAATTTAAGATGGAATGCATTCCATGCAAAGTCAATAATTTTTTTACCTAACCTACTAGTAGGATCAGTATTATACCCATTAACACCAAAGTTAGTTATCGTCCATATACCACCTTGTGCTCCATCGATAACACTTACTCGATATTGCACCATGATATCATCTGCATCATCTAGCTGAATATCATACACCATACCTAATACTTCTGGATTAGGATTAGGAGTTGTTGCAGTAAAAGCTTTACTATTTAATATTTTGAATTTCGCTTCTGCCATATTATTGTATATTTTCAGATTCGTTAGCCATTTGCATATCTAGTTCTGCTGAACAAGGTACTTGAATTTCTTTAGTAGCAAAATATATAAATCTAGCTCTAGTAGGTTTAGTATTTATTCTAGTTAGATTTATTGCGTTAGATGGAATCTCTATTCTATCAATAATTCCTTTATTAAGAGCTCTTCGAAGCATATCAGCATATTTCTTATTTGAGCCGAATGAGTTATTTCTATCATAACCAAATGCTGTTTGAGTAATTTCGTTTTCTGTCATTGGTCCAAATTGTTTAAGGACACTTACCATTTGTTTTACTGAATTTTTTGTCATTTTTTAATTTTTATTATTTAATATTTAATTGTTCTTTCCTTCTTTATCTACGATAAAGATAAGAAAAATATCGCAGACTACCAACTGTTTCCACAGTTATTTTCAAAAAGTTTTAACACTTTCTACCGTTTTCATACACGTGTTTTACTGTTGGAAATCTTAGTGATAAACCACCATTTTGATTCTTTGTTTCTTCGAAATATTGAACTGTAATTGTTTTACCAATAAGTTCTTGTGGATTAGCTTCATATCTAATTCTTTGCTCCTGAGACCATCCTGATCCAACAGCTACTTCGTGACCTTTGTGAGTAATGTAAGCTTGAGCTAACATTGGAATAACAACTTCTTTTCCTTCTCTAATAACTCTGTGTGTATCAAAATCTACACTTTTTACTTCATATTCAGCATCAAAGAACTTTTTACATTTTAATAAGTTTTTAGTTCTTTTACCTTCATAAGATACATTCTTTCTCAACATAACTCCTTCAAATCCA